TGACTTTTGATAAAACTCAGGTTGACAAGGAATAAATAAAAGCATATAATTGACACTGTTATGAAAAACTTCACACTATCACTCTTATCCAAGCACGAACAGATGTGCCCGGTCGCCATCACATGGCTGGGCTCGGTATCATATATTCGTGCATTCGAGAATAGTGATACCCGGGGGTCTGAGTAGACTGAGTCGTAAGATTCAAATACACAGACCCTGGCTCGAAAGACCCAGGGTTTGTCTTTAAGTGAAACAGGAATACAGGAGAGTTGACAACAAATTGAAAGCACTGTATAATAAGGCGCTAGGGAATTAAAACACCCGGCAAAGTGTGATAAGAGGGAACGAGGCCCTCGCTCTGCACTTTAAACAATGGAGCAAACGGGCGTGTTAGGGGCATAAAATCTGTGGCGGGAACGCAGAGAGTCAGATCCTAATAGTAAAGTACATTGGTGGTCAGTGTGCTTTACTATACACATTTTTTACAAAAAAAGTGTGTACAGAGAAACATGCTATGATCTAATCTGAAGTCCAAACATCCGATGCGGACAGAACCTGTGTGTTGATTATGCTGCACACTTCGCAGCACGGAGCCAGGATAGCGTGTTTCTCTGTACTTACATTTAATAAGTCTGGTTCGTCTATCGGTTGAGGACGCTGCCCTTTCAAGGCGGAAAGACGGGTTCGATTCCCGTACCGGGCACCAAATAATCTCTCCCTAGTTCATGTTGGCAGAACACTGGTCTCCAAAACCAGAGAGCGCGGATCGTCACCGTGGGGGGAGGCCATTTTACTGTCTGTGAATATCTCACAGATGACTAGCAAAACATAAGTAAATCGCGGGATGGGAAAGCAGTAATCCGCTTGGCTCATAACCAAGAGATCGGCAGTGCGAGTCTGCCTCCCGCAACCAAATTCAATTCCTCAGTAGCTCAGTGGTAGTAGCAGTTGACTGTTAATCAATTGGTCGGTGGTTCGATCCCATCCTGAGGAGCCACACATACTGCACAGATACCAAAGAGGCCTAATGGCATGGATTGCAAATCCGTTGTTCGTGAGTTCGAATCTCACTCTGTGCTCCAAACTTGACACAACGGAAGCGTGGCCGAGCGGTTGATGGCTCTAGTCCTGAAAACTAGCGATCCTGAAAAGGGTCCGTGAGTTCGAATCTCACCGCTTCTACCAGTTACTGGTTGACAATTAAATCCAAGTACACTATACTAGAGTCATGTTGTTGGTAACTCAGCAACAGCTCTTTAAAAACATAGATAAAAATTACATAGTTTTAAGTTAAAATCTATGTCTACCAGATAAATACTTATAACAGGAGATTGATATGTTATGTGAGTATGGATGTGGTAAGATATCAAATTTTACATTGAAGAATGGTAAGAATTGTTGTAGTAAAAGACCTGCAGGGTGTGATGTGCTGAAAAAAATTAATTCAGATAAAACTAAATTAGTTTATGATACTGGTAAAAGATCACCAATGTCTGAAGTATACAAGTTATTACCGCAGGAAACTAAAGATGCAATGAATTGGGCAAAGGGAAATTATTCCAGAACATTATTTGAGTATAATGGTACAGGAAATCACAAAGCAGCTTTGCTCCAAGAAAGAGGACATAGATGCGAGGATTGCGGATTAACTGAATGGAAGTCAGTTAGTATACCTCTAGAATTAGAACACGTCGACGGTAATAATTGCAATAACGTTAAGGATAATCTTAAGTTATTGTGTTGTAATTGTCACGCACTAACTTCTACTTGGAGAGGTAGAAATATCAATTCAGGAAAAGTAAAAGTTAGTGATCAAATGCTGTTGACAGCATACGCTAAGTGTCGTAACATACGACAATCGTTGATAGAAGTAGGTTTAGCTGCAAAGGGCGGGAACTACAGTAGGATGAAGAAATTAATTGCTCCGATGGTGAAATAGGTAAACACAAGAGACTTGAGAGTAAAATTTGAGTGCCTTGAGGGAAATCTCAGGAGCAGAACCCGTCAAATTCGGTGAAGGCTGTAAAATGCTAATACCGAGCGAAGCTTAGTGAGAAATTACTTTGAACGTGTAGAGACTAGACGGCGGGCATCTAAGGTAGTAATACTATGATGAAGGTATAGTCCAGACCACCAAACCGAAAGGGTAGTGAAAACTATAGTGGTAAGAAAATCTCTCGCTTAACGGCATGCCGGTTCGATTCCGGCTCGGAGCACCAAACATATATACAGGGGTTTCGCCAAGTTGGTAAGGCATCGGATTTTGATTCCGACATGCGGTGGTTCGAATCCATCAACCCCTACCAAAATTTAGGTCTCAAAGTGTTCATGGACGCATACATGCCTGTCACGCATGAGGAAGGGGATCGTTACCCCTTGGGACCGCCAACTTTTCAATGGTGTTGTTAGTGTAGTGGTTGCACAACTGTCTGTGAAACAGTTAGAGAGGGTTCAATTCCCCACTTCACCCCAACCCTGTTTTATACCCGGTTAGCTCAAAGGTAGAGCAAACGACTGATAATCGTTAGACAGAGGATCGTTACCTTTACCGGGTACCATAAGTGTATGCTGCTTTAGCTGATGTGGTCATAGCGCCGGTGTTTTGTATAAATAAGTATATGAAAAACTATCACCAACTAAACGACAAATGGATGTGCAAAGAATGCCAGCGTGAATTTAACAGCAGGCAGGCAACTACTTCGCATATCTACAGAACGCATACAAATCCTGGAATATCCTTTGGAGGACATCAAATAGGAAAGCCTGCTTGGAACAAAGGACTAACAGGTGTTCAGATTCCATGGAACATAGGGTTGCCTGGAACATTCAAGGGAAAAAAACATACCGAAGAGACTAAACGTAAGATCAGTCAAAAGTTATCTATCAATAACAAAGGTGGTAGAGCTAAATGGTATGAAGTTGCAGGGCAAAAAGTTCAAGGCACCTGGGAAAGAAATGTTGCCCTAAAGTTTGAGGAGTTAGGAATAGAGTGGAAAAAACTTAAAACTAACAGAGATGTATTAGAGTATGTAATGGATGATAAAGTCCGTTGTTATACTCCAGATTTCTTTCTACCAGCATACAATGTATTCTTAGAAGTTAAAGGACATTGGTGGGGCAGAGATAGAGAAAAGATGGATATTGTTCTTAAAACATATCCAGACAAAAATATTGTCATTGTTGAAAAAGAACAATACGAAAAGTTTTTGGGGGGTGAGCTAGTCTGGTGATTTCAGCGACTGCCTGAAGAGCAGTAGAACTAGGTTCAATTCCTAGACCTCCTACCAAATATGCAACCGGTGAAGTAGGTTCAATTCCACGAGGCAGCACCAGAGTATGGATTAGAGTTTCTCGCCTCGATCCAGCCCTGGTATAATTGCAGTGCCAGATCGACTTGAGCGGGTATCTCGAGATAGTTCATCAATTTAGTGTACTCGTCTAAGAAGTTACTTTCTCCTATGAAATAATTGTCTAAGTTGATTATGTACGGATCGTGGTCCCTGGTGAATTGAGAATTCTCGATTTCCTCATTGGGACGCACAAATGGAAAGTTTCCGTTTTTAATTTTGAACTCGTCAACAACTGACTGATACTTTGCGCTAACTAAAATTTGCAAGTGTCTAATTTGACAGTCTGATTGACAAATTTTGTTTTGTATCAGTTTGTAAACGTAAGGATTACTATACCGGTGATGGGCCGGCGGTTGATAAAACTCATGCGGATGCTCACAAAAATTATAATGAGTATACTTTGAGTTTAAAAACTCAGTGTACGCCCGATCAGTAATAGAACTAAAAAATTTTTGATGATGATCTTTCCAAGATCCATGCAGTGTATATAAATTTTTAAAAGAATACAAATTCAATCGTTCAGTGCTAATATCGGTTATTAGTCCTCCTAAAGGTATATGTGGACGAGTACTCAAGTGCAAGGATGTCAAAAACTGTGTAAACTTGCCAGCACTGCCAGGCAAGTAGATAAACACATTTATATATTTCATGGGCCGGGCCGATATGACTAATTGATTAAACTTACTACAGTATCGGCTAGAGTTAGATGAGATCGAATACCACAATGTGATAAATCTCTAGCCAGGTCTAAACCGGGTAGACAGTCTAGGTGCAAAGATATAAATTTGCAACTATTTAAATTGCAAATTTGCTCAAGAGCAAAAGTATTCTTTTGAGAATTTAGCCAGCAGTTAGCTTCAACATATATCCATTGGTCATAAAACCCTAACACACACTTGTCCGGGGTCATTGGTGTTAAGAAAGTTATATCATGTTCTTTTACTAGCTCTAATCTGTGTATATTTGGTACTAAAAATACCACTATCTTTGGTAAGAGCCGGGGAATCCAATGCGACCCTAAACGGTATGCAGTGTCTGCACTACCACCACCTTGTCCAAGATTGTAACATTTTAAATTTAATTTTTCAGCCACTAGTGTTGGCCAGGTGTGCTCGAGCGGTACTCCAATCCCGACAGTATGGCTGCAACCCAGGAATAAAATGCTAGGATCAGATGTAAACTCGTTGCACCTGAAAGCGTGGCTGTTAAATTTATAAGTGATCTCTTTGTTGATCCATCCGTTACGCTCTAGCACAGCACGATTTGATCGCAAGTTGTCCCGGTACCGTTCTTTGGTATCCATTGGCAACCAGTGCACAGTTTGATTGGCCAACGAACCGCTGTTGAAGTTGTTACTGTAACAGGAATCGTAATTTATTTTCATCGAGATATTTATTTGTGTAAGAATGCGGACGTGATGTAATTGGTAGCCATGCGAGTCTTAGAAGCTCGTGCCTTGTGCGTGAGAGTTCGAGTCTCTCCGTCCGCACCATGGGATATATAGTAGTATATGACAAAATTATTATTAACCGGAGGCTGTAGTTTTAGTGAGTGCTACAGCGATCACATTGATACGTGGCCTAGACATCTTTATCGAGCACTGCAACCACATGGATACACCGAACATCGCAGTTCGGCTGTTGGCAGTCAAGGCAACGGATTAATCAGTCGCGGTATAATTTACAACGTGATCGATGCTCTTAAAACACATCGGCCACAAGATATCCTGGTGGGAGTAATGTGGTCCGGGGCCGATCGTCATGACTACCGATGTGATGATCCAGACATTTTGCACTTTGTTCAGGATCATGTAAACAACGGGTGGATGGAAAACCCTACCTCTTTTGTCAAAGGTGCAGATCGGCATTGGGTTATTCTCAATGCCAACTGGGCTAAGGCTCGCAACAGAGAAGCCGAAACACACTATCGAATGTTTTATGATACAGTAGGGGCTTCAATTTACAGCATAGAACATGTTTTGAGAACTCAGTGGTTTTTAAAATCGCAAGGGATTAGATATTTTTTCACTAATTATATCGATGATAACTTGGGGAGTCCCGAGACTCAGCAGCATATTGAAGTTGAGTACTTGATTGACAATATCGATCAGTCAAATTTATTACCAGTTACAAGTGAATATGCCTGGGTCCGAGATAACAGTAAACTGCTACACTTGTGGCCTGAAGAAGCGTTGACTCGGCCTTGCCATCCTGTTCATGAACATCACAAAGAATTTACAGACCAAGTTATTATGCCTTGGTTGCAGTCGAAAGAATATTTGCCTGTACCAGTAGAGCATTAGATACACCAAGTTCAAAAAAATATAAATGAGAATAATTCTAACATGAATCATATTGATTGGAAAAATTTTTATAAGAACATACGAGAGCCAGGCTGGCCGGATTGTGAGTCGTTTGACGATCTAGAAACTTTACCGATTCATATTCAACAAAAAATATTGTTTCAAAATCTAGGTTTTCTTTTTAAGAAAAATTTAGATTTTGTTCGTTCAAACGGGCCTATGTCAATACTAGCATCGACTCCAACCCAAGTCGAGACCTTGTGTTCCGAGCCAATGGTTGATTATTTTTTAGATGATAGTGACCTGGAACTAACTGAAGAAATATCTTTCCAAGGCATAAAACTAAAATATCACCCATCAATGGAATGCGGGGGCACAACAAGATCTCCTTTGTTTATCGAAATATTAAACATGATTGCGCCAGGTAAGATTTTTGATCATTGTTTAGATTGGTGCTCGGGTCCAGGATTTATCGGGTTTGGTATTCTAGGCCAAGGATTGTGTAATAAATTAGACCTAGCTGATATCTGGAAACCAGCCTTGAAGGCTGCTGAGTTAGTAAATCATAATTACAATGTTAACGTGCATCATATTAGACGATTGTCAGATATACAACCAATACAGTTGTACGATCTTGTAGTGGGGAATCCACCGTGGTTTTTTGGGAATTTATTGAATCAATCGTTAAACCAGTTCCGATTAACATGCGACCCTGGATTACAAATATTGAGAACATTCTTAATAGATGTAAAAAATTATCTTAGACCTGATGGTATACTAATTTTAGTTCAAGGGCAAACGTATACAGGTCCGGTTGATTTTTTAGATATAGTTGAACAAGCTGGATTACAAATGTCTCATGTAATAGTAGCCGGTGACCAATGGCATTGGTTTGTAATTATCGAACATAAAAAGCCAGGATAAATTTTAGAGAATACAAAAGCCTGGTTAGCTCAGGGGGAGAGCGCTTCGTTTACACCGAAGATGTCCGCGGTTCGAAACCGTGACCAGGTACCAACGTTTGGTCAGGTATCTTAAGAGGAAGTAGAGCCTCCCTCATAAGGAGGAATGTGGAGCTTCGAGTGCTCTCCTGACCACCAAGATAGTTTTATATGGGCGTGTAGTATAATGGGATTACGACGGCTTTGCAAGCCGTTTATGGGAGTTCGATTCTCCCCATGTCCACCATAGTTTTACAAAAGGAGAGCGGGCCGGACGGTAAGGCAACTGACTGCTAATCAGTAGAGTGTAGTAATATGTTCACAGGGTTCGATTCCCTGGCTCTCCGCCAAGTTTTTCGGTCTTTAGTTCAATGGATAGAATATGTGGCTTCGAACCATGTGATGGGAGTTCGATCCTCTCAGGACCGGCCAAGAGTTTTACTACACAATAGGAAATAGTATGTTAAAGGTAGATGTTCGAGAGGTCGAAGAATTCATGAGCCAGCAGGGCCCTAGTACTCGAGTCTACTTGGGTGCCGACAGCGAGCGGTTCAAGGTTAACGGTGTTTGGTGGGCCGAATACACAGTGGCTGTGGTCATACACATCAACGGTCGCAATGGTTGCAAGATCTTTGGAGAGACTTCCAAGGAACGCGACTACGATCAAAAGTACAATCGTCCCAGCATGCGTCTCATGAACGAGGTTTACCGGGTCAGCGAAATGTTTCAAAGGCTGCAGGAGGTACTGAAAGATCGAGAGGTCGAAGTACACCTGGATATTAATCCTAGCGAAATGCACGGATCCAGCTGTGTGGTGCAGCAAGCAATTGGGTACATACGCGGCACTTGCAACGTGATCCCCATGGTCAAGCCAGATGCTTTTGCTGCCAGTTATGCAGCAGATAGGCTAAAGAGCTTGCTGGCTGCTTGACATCTAATAACAGTTGTGCTATAATACATGAATGTATGCGGGGTTCGTATAGTGGTAATACCTTAGCCTTCCAAGCTAAAGCTAGGAGTTCGATTCTCCTACCCCGCTCCATAAATATAAATTAACCGAGGTCTTTGATGAATGTAACCCTTAGTCGTGGTATTGGTATTAACACTGAAAAATGCGTGGAAAATGCCGGCGGGAATCGATACAATCTGGTGTTGATTGCTTGCCACCGTGCTCGTGACATTGAACGGCATAACATCCAACGCCAGAAGCAGGCTTACGAGAATCCAATTGTGAGTGCCTTGTTGGACGTGCAAAACGGCACAGTTGGCGAAGAGTATCTCAAGCGAATTAGAGCGCCCAACAGGCGGGTATGATGTAATGGTAACCTGAAACTTTGCCAAGGTTTATTCGCGAGTTCGATTCTCGCTACCCGCTCCAGAATTCTGCCCATCGTTCAACGGATAGGACATGGTTCTTCTAAATCCAGAATGGGGGTTCGATTCCCTCTGGGCAGACCAACTTATATACAAGGATACACAACATGACCGAACAACAACAACGAGATGCTGCTATGGAAGAGTTCCTGGCCAAGGGTGGTAAGATTCAACAAGTGGCCACCGGAGTCAGCGGCCGGATCGAAGGTGTGAACTATTCAGCCTGGGGTGCACCTCGTAAAGCAGGTAGGCCCCCAAACGTGCCCGATGCATCTAAATCAGACAAAGCAACCACAGGTTAAGTGACTATTTTTAAATTTGGGTAAATAGTAAAAAGGATACATCATGAATTTCACTAAGTCAGTGTCTATTATTTGGAAAGTAGAAAAAACTAAGCTGTCACAGACATACAGTCAGGACTTGTCAGCAAAACTTCGTGCCATGTACGGAACTAAACAAACCGAGGTCAAGCCACACGTCCACTCGCCTGTTACAAGCGAGTGGAGATTCATTGATCAAGCTGCAGCCGATGAGTTTGTACTGTTTCTAAACACTCATACCGAATCTGCCGATTTTATCGAGTCTGTTGTTATCAACATCATCTAACCAACCAAGTTTGGATAACAGCGCGGTTGGTCCGCGCTTTTTCATGTCAGGCACGGTTGACAAGTAATTCAACTTGCCGTATAATGCTTGTATGCGTTAAGAGATTAACGCGCTCTTTAACAAGTCGATGAAAAACATGACTGTGAGGTCATATTGAAGCTCTGGTGTAAATGGGCACATCCCCCCAAGTACTAGTCTTGGAAAAACGGGGAAAGAACACGCGGCTCCAAAAGCAGATGCGAGTGAGTTTCAATATGATCTTACACACTGGGTTTGTAACTTAAAAGTAAAGTATCGGACTTTTAATCCGACTAAGAAGGAGCGTTACCTTCCAGACCTACCATAGACAAACACATTCTAAAACATAAAGATTTAGGATCATCAAGGGGTACTTTCAGCACATCCCCGAGTGTGTTTTTCTATGGTATGGAGGGTGGTATGTAGGTTGGTAACCATTCCAGCGAGGACCGGGATTCCCAAGCCAGCAACACTGGCTACCATATTGAAGCACATTATATCTGTTTCTCATGCCAAGTTAACTCTGTGCCGTTAAACTGAGAATTATAGTGTGTTTCAATATGGTAAGAAGGACTAATTACCCTTCCCCAGAATTGGGAGTCATGACCCGATGAATCCGTGATCATCTAATTGGTTAAGATAAGCTCTCGGGCGTTATGCAGGTTCGAACCCTGCTCACAATGGATTCCATATAGAAGTACATTATTCGCAGGAGGACAATGCTTCCGTAACTACTGGTAACTCAGCGTGAAACTGAGGTAGTGCGATTTCACTAGTGTACTTCTATATGGTATGTACAATGGACAGGTGGGTGAGTGGTTAAAACCAGGAGACTGTAAATCTCCCGCCTCTGGCTACGTAGGTTCGAATCCTACCCTGTCCACCAAAATTTTGCGGTCGCACCGCAAACGACCCAATACTCGGTCGTAACATCATGCATCCATTAGGTGAAAAGCCTATCCTTATTTGCCTCCATAGTTCAATGGATAGAACAGGCGCGTCCTAAGCGTTAGATATAGGTTCGATTCCTGTTGGCGGCACCATGACTCAAGTAAATAAACATCTAAGCCCTTTTAGCATAGTGGTACTGCAATCGCCTTGTAAGCGATAGAGCGTCTGTTCGATTCAGACAAGGGGCACCACATTATCTCGGTATGGTGAAATGGTATCACTCGACGTTTGGGACGTTGGAGCGTAGGTTCGATTCCTGCTACCGAGACCACAACTTATAATTGTATGCAACTTGCAACTCCACAGCTGGCTCTTAATCGTATTGTTGATCAGATTCCCAGTCAACATAAAAAAATTGTGTCTGTTAGCAGTGCTACCCCAGACCAAATTATAGAACGACTGGTCAAAATTGACAGCCATGATATTGTTGTGTTAAACAACGGAGATGTGTGGCGGTATGGCAATAACAGTGCCTTGCTAGATTTTTTTTCTAGCAGGCCTAATACTAAATTTTTGATCCAACACATAGGATACCACTATCAGCAGACTGCTGCCAATGTATGGGAATTTCCTGTCCCGTTTAGTTATCCAACTAATGTTGACCAGCAGTGCCCGATTAAATCTCCCAACATATCACATGGGTTTGCTTGCTTAAACAATCGACAAAAATTACATCGATTACTATTAGGATATCAGCTTTGGAAACACAATCTGCTGGATCATGTTATATACAGTCAAAATTTGATACCAAAAATCAACGGGACTTATATTTGGGGGCATGTGGAATTTCTACTAAAACAGTTGCCCGATATGGATAAATTTCTAACCAGTTTACCACGTCAATGGAAAGAACCACAGTCAGACTTTGCTAAAAATCACGAATTTAATGGGCACGATGCATACGATCAAGCATTTTCGTTCATTGTAACTGAAACAGAAACTGAATTCCGCGGAGTTGATTTTCGCTATCCATCCCCGGGTGTGACTGAGAAAACATTCAAGCCGGCGTTATCTGCACAAGTGCCAATTTATCTAGCAGCGCCTGGACACATGAAATTTTTAAAAAGTCATGGGCTTGAAACTTTTGACGACTTGGTGCCTGCAGCATACGATCAGTGGAACACAGAAGAAAAAATATCAGCCATTATTGATATTGTACTACAGGGTCGAGATTATATCAAACAGTTTTACTTTGATCATATCAGAGAAATCAAATATAATCACCACAGGATCTCCAGTGGTGGGTTTGAAAATTCAATTGTCAATACTGCTTGTAATTTTATCGAATCAGAAACTGATCAGTGGAAACACGACTTACAAAGATAGATAATTAACACACATGAATGACCAACATCAGTACTTACTATTAGCTTTTAAAAATCTAAGACATCATGGAATCTCCTGGCAAACTTGGTTTGATATAAATCGAACCAACTATAAAATTATCAGTCCCGGTGACTCTGCACATGCCGACTTTTGCCTGGACCGGCCGTTAAAATGTGCAGCAACCTATAGCCGTATTCTCAAGTTTGATGTTTGGCACAATTTTGAAAATCAACGCCAGTATCTTGCAGCAAAAACCAAAGATCTAGACTGCGGTATTATAACCAATGCATATGATCCACAGTTTGATGCTCCGAATATTGTGTTTAATGATTTTTTGTTTAATCGAACCAAGGCGTATTATAGTCAATATCCATTCACACCAATGGTTAAAATTTGGTATCATGACAGTAACTTATCATATGTAAATGCCTTGCTGACCGACGGTGAAGAGAAGAAAAAAATATTTGTTGCACCAAACAAAACTTACAAGGGATGGCGCACTCGGAAATACAGAAGTTGTTTGGTTGATCATCTTAAATCATACGAACACTTGGGATATTTAGGCAATCATGATGATGATTCAACCAGGTATTTGTACAGTAATCGAGATTTTCCCGAGCACACGGTAGACGACCTTGATCAAGAAACAAGGCCTACCATTCACTCGGGATTCTTTTACGATCCGCCACACTCAGGATATTATAAAAACACTTTTATCAGCCTGTACGGAGAAACAGTTGAATTTGGCAGTTCAATTGCGGTTACTGAAAAAACGTATGATCCTTTGATCAAGGGACATTTTATTCTACCGTTCAGTTGCACAGGGTTTATCAAATATTTAAACATGAGTGGGATTAAATTTCCTGATTTCATCGACTACAGTTACGATAGCATCGCAGACAACGATGCTAGATTTCAGGCGTATGCTGCCGAGATTGACCGATTGATGGCATTTGATATTGACCATTGGCGACAGTTGTGGAAAGATAATCTCGGCCTGGTACATGCCAATCAACTTTGGTTTCATGATCGACCCTATGATCGAGTTGATCTAAAACAATTCTTGTAAATAAAGATATTAAGGATGTATATCTATGTTTTTGAAATCTAGTATTACCTATTTGATCAACTGTGTGGTATCTATGGTACCGGCTAAGCTTAAAAATCTAGTTGGTGCCGACAAAGTAGGGCATTTTGTTGCCGGCTTCTTAATCAGCGCAGTTTCAGTCTTGGTCTGTTACTTGGCAGGTGCGCCGGCACTGGCACCAATTGTATCCATGATGCTGCCAGCAGTGGTGGGAGCGGCCAAGGAGTTATCAGATTGGTTATCTAATCGTGCTGCTGTCCGTGTGGGACAGTTGCCTCCGCACGGTGTTGAGTTCCTGGACTTTGCAGCCACAGCCCTGGGTGGTGTTCCAATTTGGGTATTATTGCATTTGATCTGACTGCTTGACCATTAATTCCTGTTGTGCTATACTGTGTAACATATGCCCTGGATTCAGAACATCTCGCTAGAAGACATCAACCTGGGTCGCCACATCGAGCCCGGAGTCAACGCCATGTTGATTCAGATCATGGACCCACCTGGTGACTTCCCTGATCCGTTGCCCATGTTCAAGTTTAAAGAAACGCATCAGTTCCAGTTCCTTGATGTAGAGGAAACAGATCCGGTGCCGGATGAAGAAATGCGTTGCAGCTGGGCTCAGGCAGCCCAGCTGGTGCAACTGTTACAGAGTGCCTTGGCCAATCGAATGCATGTGATAGTGCACTGCCACGCAGGTGTGTGCAGGAGTGGCGCAGTGGCCGAGGTTGGTGTCATGCTGGGCTTTGATGATGCCGAAGCTTTTCGCAGCCCTAACCTGTTGGTCAAGCACCGCATGCTGGCCGCCCTGGGCTGGCCCTACGACAAACACGAGCCCTGCACCATAAACGGCGTCCGGTTCAGCGGTTGACCATTAATTCCTGTTGTGCTATAATGTATTTACTGTAGCAAAACGGAGCACGAAATGGCTTATATTCTTTTTCATCGCACTACCGGCCAGCGCATCAAGAGCTATCCTACACTGAGCGGCGCTCGGCGCGGCATGACAGTTTCCAACAAGAACGCAGGTTGGGAAATGGTGTGCAAAGTGTGGTACGGTGCAGTTGAGAGCCAGCATGGTCGCTGCTGTAATGTACGGCCGGCCTCGTATGGGGCGGCTCCGTACAGCCTGGCACACGAAGCTGATTACCAAAAGCTTTACGGCAACCAGACTCGGACTGTGCATAACTTGATGACCGGTGCGCTGGTAGAAGAAGACATCAACACCCCGTTCGCTTGCAGTGTGTCTAGCGAAGCATACTGGAGCAGCTGACATGAAAACACGGATTGAGATCCTGGCTGAACAGGCCACAGAAATAGATCCCAATGCGCCGGAAGGTGCTGTTGGACCCGGAGTGTTTAACAAAGAAAAGTTTGCCGAACTGCTCATACGCGAGTGCGCCGAGGTTGGTGCGTACTATGGCGGCAACGTTCGATATTTGATCCTTGATAACTTTGGACTCAGGCCGTGACTCAAAATCAACAACTGTTTATCAACAGCATCTGCACTGCTATAGTGGCCGGGGATTTTGCCATGTTCACTAACCCGGCCAATTGCGGCGCTAACTTTAAGTGGGACGAGTTTCCTGACATGATGGCAGAACGGTGTCGCACTGATATCTTTATGTATGTCAAGTTGACCAAGAAGAACACTGCAGAAGTGCAGGCTCATGCTGAACTAGTTGGACGCGGTCGGGCTACCGAATTACTGTGGAGAGCGAGGACGGTATGAAAGAAAGAATTATGGAATATGCTGAACAGGCTAGGCTACATGCTACTATCGTACATCCAGACACTCACGATATCAAAGTGTGGGGGGAATTGTATCACGCCAAGTTCGCCGAACTAATCGTTCGCGAATGTATCAGCAAGATTGAGAATGAAGCTGAACAATATGCGGCCCCTGTGTGGGCAGTTGAACTGGTGAATGATATCAAGGAAACGTTCGGAGTTGAAGAATGAACAACCACATTAAACAACTGGCTGAACAAGTTGGCCTAGGTCAGGAACGATGGAACACGACCGAACAGTTTAATTCTTTTCTAGCAAGATTCTCCGAGTTGATTATTCAGGAATGCCTCGACAAGATTGAAACCTATCGTATACCTTACGGGAACAGTGCCGCAGGTGAGATGGCAGCTGAATGGACATACGATGCGCTGAAAGATATTAGGAACGACATCAAGGAAACGTTCGGAGTTGACGAATGAACAAACACTGTAAAGGCTGCAAGTCGCATCATAACGCAGGACATCCGCCTGGATCAAATTTAGGCAAGACATACAATAACTGGTGCGTAAAGTATAGTCGCTGTGCTGGTAAGGCCGTTGGCGAATGTAAACTCAAGGGTGGCAAGACATTATGAAAGAAGAAATTAAACTGATGTGGGCTGATCCCCGCTTTCAGGTCTTGGCCAATGTGCTACACCTTCTTGAAGGCAGTAGGATCTGGGGCGGGCAGGATTGGCATTATAACCCTATTCATCCTGCTAAGTACCTCTCAGTCAGGGATCAGGTTCGCAAGGCACTGGACGACGTTAAGGCCGAGTACGGAGTTGAAGAATGAACGAACGAATCACGGCAATTATGCAAAAGTGCTTTGACATCTCTATTGATCAACGAGGCCGTGAAGAATGTACCGCGGACTACACCAACATCCAGATGTTTGTTCAACTCATTGTTCAGGAATGTGTCAAAGATATTGAAACTGCTGCTTATCAAGATTCGTGTGAGGACTGGGAGTATGGTTATAACTCTGGGTTAAACAAAGCAAAAGAGTTGATCGCAAAACATTTCGGAGTTGAAGAATGATTGAAGATCGTATGATTGACGATAAGATTTCATTGAAAGACTTACTAGCACAGGCTATATGTCTTGGCGTTAAGGCCGGTCGTGGAGAACTTGATTACACCCGCCATGGTGCTTGGCATATCGCCGGTGACATCCTGAACGAGACGGAAGAAATTCTAAGTCACCGTGAACGCATAATGGGCTTTAGAACTATATCTGTTCAAATGGTAGAAAAATTAAATCTTTTGGTAGATCAAGAATGATTGAACAAAAATTAGTAGGCAGGCAGTATGTCAACCAGGAAGATGCTAAATGTATTGACTGTAGGCAGCCCTTCAAGTTTGGTATAAACATCTTTACTCCAGAAGGGCATCGTGAGATTGGTATATCCGGCACTTGCGAGAATTGCTTTGATAGTTACTTTGAGGATGAAGAATAATGGGCAGCGGATCTAAGTTTAGTATTAGTAGGTTTAGTGGATTTGGTCTTGCAGTAATAATTGATCGGTTCCCTCACAACGTATCAATTACTATCCTAGTTGCGTGTTTTGCAATTTACATGGGCTTTGGTAAGGGGTATGACGAATGAACAAACGAATTTGCAAGATTGCCCAAGAGACCGATGCCTGGTGTGACCAACGCTACTTGGGTGAGGACTCATATAATATTGAGTGGGAGACTAAGTTCGCCGAGTTGATTGTGCAGGAATGTTTGGGTATTGTTAATAGACACGAGTACAGTTATCACGAAGCCGACCCACTTTGGGAAACTGCACAATTGATTAAAGAACATTTCGGAGTTACGGAATGATTGAACTTACACCAGACGAACACAAGATACTAGTTGATGCTATTCAGGATTCTGCCACTGTTGTACATAAAGGACGAAAAGATATGAACGAACGAATTAGAGAACTTGCTGTACAATCTGGCATGTCAAAACTAGTTGACTCTTGGGAGTATGAGCGGTTCGCCGAACTTATTATTCGGGAATGTGCAAGGGTTGCAGTTGCAACACCTTGTCCAATCACAGATGAAGTCAGCCTGCAGTCTCAGGGACACACTTGGGACATGGCCTGCGTTGAATCGGGGCGGGCTATTAAACAACATTTTAAGGATCAGTAATGAACGAACGAATTAAACAACTTGCTGAAGATGCCTGGGATGCTACTGCGGTAAGTTCAGACTTTGGGCACCCCGTATCATTTGCTGAAAAGTTCGCCAAACTTATTATTCAGGAATGTTGCGACCAAGTTAGAGAAATTGATGCGATGGAAATCAGAAAACATTTTGGCATCACACCCAACCATCACGCTGCATCAGAATGGCCGAGAGAACTATAATGAAAATAACTAAAAACGAGGTAGAAAGAATATTAGAGGTTATATCACAGTTTCCAGAAGTTGATCAATTTGAGTTGGATCAAGACAATAGTTCTGGAATTGGGTCACTAACTACTTTAATTGTTGATACCACCATAAATGGTATTAAGGGTAAATTCACGATTGAAATTTCTAATTTAGAGGATTGGTAATGAAATATATTTTGATAATTTCGCTAGTGTTACTAACAGGATGTGGGCCATATGCCAAAGAAACACGCTGGCCTGTTATGCCTGAAGGATTACAAGATTGTAAAATCTATAATCTATCAGATGGTAATGGTCATGCGATTACAGTTGCTCGTTGTCCACTATCAGCAACAACAGTGAAGAATTCAAATAAGACTCCCTCAACCTCTATCACCATTGATAGTACGGAGTCGACAAAATGACTGTTATTAAAACTAGTCTTGCAGAAGTAATGAATGATGATCCTAATAGTCCATTTTGGAAGAGGATTAGTTCTACTCCGGCATTCAAAAAGTTTGAAAAAGAACTTGACAACATCATGTCGTTCAGTGTAAAATACAATAAACCGTATAACAAACTTACACCTGAGGAATTAAGAAATGAATCAAATAATCCGTGAAGCATTTGAAGCATACACCCTGCCAAACTTCCGTAACAATGATGAATCCTATGATGATACCATAGAAGATCATTGGCAAACTTTTCAAGAAGGTTGGGAAGCTGCAATAAAATTTATTCAGGAAAAGAAAAACAATAACTACACTGATATTCTCAGTACAGGGGGTTATGATGCAAGGAATGCTTAACGAACTGGTTGATGAAGCAAGGAAATATGCTTATAATGCAACTAAAGATTATAGCGGAGATGAACCAATTGGGTTTATGGATTATTACACTGAGAAACTAGCCGAGTGGCCAAAGGAACTATAATGCACCTAACTAGAACTGACGTCGCAAAGATTTACGAGATCATGAGCTACTTTCCGGATGTGAGCCGCTTCGAGATCAATCAGGACGGAGAGTCCGGGATTGGCGTCGTGACCACCATGACCATGTTTGCCATAGTGAATGGATACGAAGGTAAGTTTACTGTTGAAATTTCTGGAACAGAGAATTGGTAATGAAGATTCAATTTGACAAGAAAACCATGCCTGATGCGCTGTACAATGCACTGCTGCAACACTTTGTGAACGAGGCAGTGGGCTTGGGCGTGGAAGTAAACAAGTTTACCCAATTCAACAACTGGGTAGTAGAGTGCGAAGTTGATGCAAAGAAACCGGTTCAGTAACATCATCTAATAATGTAGGCGCAGTTAAGTGCGCCAGCATAGTACTAAATATTGGTACTATGAAAAAAATACTTGCTCTGATTCTCCTGCTGTGTTCAGCTGTTGTTTATGCTCAACCGTCAACTGTGGGACCAGTTGACATTGCTGCAATTAAAAAGCGGAATGTTTTAGTTGTTGCCATGAACAAGAAAGACTCCCCGCCATTCTTCAGTGGCGAGGGAGACAAGATCAGTGGCATCGACGTTGAGCTTGCCCGTCGTATTGGCGAGGTACTGGGTGTTCCGGTACAGTTCCGTAGAGATGCAGAAAGCTTTTCCGAAGTAGTAGAACAGGTCAAAACAGGCGGTGCTGACCTTGCTGTCAGCAAGCTGTCAATTACCGGGCCCAGACTGTTGGCTGTTAGATTTAGTGTGCCCTACATTAAACTCAAGCAGGCAATGATTGTTAACCGCATATGGTTAAGTCAAAACAGCAAGAATCGCGAAACCTACGAGGTGCTGCGAAACATCAGTGGCCGCGTGGCCTTCATTCGCAACAGCAGTTATGATACCTTTGCACGGGCCAACTTTCCACGTGCCATATACGTGCCCGAAGATAGCTGGGACAAGATAATCAACGATGTCATGAGTGGCAGAATAGCTGCCGGTTACCGTGATGAGTTTGAGATCAAGAAGATCAGCTTTGAAAAGCCCGATGCTACTCTCAGCACAAAAACAGTCACCATATCCGACTCTGTGGACAACATTGCTGTTGCTGTACCATATAATTCCTCACAATTGTTATCTGTTGTAGACTACATCATCACCAATGAGTTCAGCAACATTGATACAAAGAAGTTGATGGATCGCTACAAAGCCGAATCCAAGAAATAAGGAAACAATATGAAAATAAGAATAAAAAGTGTATTAGTTAGTCCTTGGACCATATTAGCTTCAATCTTACTGGGTGTGGTGGCCGGAGTTTATTATCCGCACTTTAGCTTGACCTTTGAAAGTATTGGCAGCATCTACATCAGCTTGCTAAAGGTAGTGGTGCTGCCGTTCCTGCTGGCCACTATCTTGGTTGGTGTGATCACTCTGCTGCAAAAAGAAGGCAGCATGTCGATGATTCACAAAATCATCACTGGATTCCTGATCAGCATGTTTATAGCATCTGCTATCGGTATGGCAGCGGTACTGGCAACCGGTACCGAAATGACCCCGCAGAAGAAAACTCAGTTAGGTGCATTGATCAACAACAAAGACAGTGGCATAGACTTGAACATCACGCTCAAGGAACCAATGCCCAAGGCCGCAGTTGACGCCGGACACATTGCTGATAAGTTTATCCCGGACAACATATTCAAGAGCCTGAACATGGGCGAAAGTCTCAAGGTAGTGGTGTTTTGTTTGATATTTGGTATTGCTCTTGGTAACATCAAAACAGCCGGGCAACAGATGTTGGTAGATGTGCTGAAAAGCATTCAAGAAGCCAGTATCAGCATATTCAAATTCCTAAACTACTTCTTGCCAATAGCACTGCTAGCAATGATCAGTAGTCAAGTCAGCAAGGTCGGGGTAGGTATATTCTTGACCATGTTTGAATTTATCTACCAACAGGCACTCGCAGGCACAGTGTTGATAGTGGTGGCAACCGTGGTGATTTGGATGCGATCAAAGACCACTATTATGGAAGTGATCAATGCTACAAAAGAAACACTGATAGTAGCTGCCACATCAAGAAGTTCACTAGCCAGCATACCGTATGCGCAAGAAGGATTACAGCGATTAAAGTTCAACCGAGCCGGTGTTGAGTTAATGGTGCCACTAAGCTTTACTGTGAACAGAATAGGCAGCATCATGTATTATGCCATTGCCACAGTGTTTATTGCCAACATTTACAATACTGACCTGGGTGTGACCGGACTGCTGGTAGTGCTGTTTGGTAGTATCTTAGCCGGACTTGCCAGTGCAGGAACCACTGGTATACTCACAGTGGCAACAGTAGCAGTGGTGTGTGACCTGCTTAGATTGCCAAGCGAAGCTGTACTGATTCTGCTAATTGCAGTTGATCCACTCATGGACATGATCCGAACCGCAAGCCATGTGCACGGCAACGTAGCAGTCACTGCGTATGTGTGTGACTTGGAGCCCAAAGATGGAATCAATTAAGAATTTTATTCTTAGTCTTCTGACCTGGGTAGGCGACAGCCCACTCAGGCTTTTCTCTGTAATTTTACTATGCACCTTGTCGGCCGCTGGTTGGTTTTTGTACACAGAGAAGGATGCGTTTATGTCATCTTACCGAGCACAGCAGGCCTTGCCCAAGATGAACGGCAACTACGAATCAACTGCTAGTTTTATCCTAAAGAACTCTACTGCTGAATTAGTGGCCATTTATGATGTCAACACCTTGTTGAACACCCGTAAACTGGTATACTTTACCACCAGAAGCAGTGGGCGTGACAAGATCAATGATGGTACTGATGTGGGATTGTTGACTAAAAACTACGAAAACAACAACGATGTTATCAGTCTCATGTCCGGCAAGATACCGTGCAGTCCTTACCTTCGTCCGCAGAGTTATATGGGATTTGTGTATAAAGAACACGGCGTTGAGTTTATGTGTAGAGTCAGTGTTCCGCCCGAAGCCGGCACCTATATAGGTCAAATATCTGTGGGGTGGCGAGCAGTTGTGGCAGATCCGGCTGAATCACAGACCATACTGCTGATTGCAGCAGGCTTGCTTTTTGGGCACAAATAACGCTTGACAAGCAATTAGATTTCTGCTATAATATATAAATGACAACTACTGCAATCCCGGCTAATGGAGTCGAGGGCGTGTTGATCTGGGTTCACGGCCTAGACAGATTTATGTTTAGAGTTTACAATCCAGATCACACATTCAAAGATTACGACATCGACCATAATGACCTCTGCGTGACCATCAAAGATCAAGACGCTTACTTTTATGAACACAACAACGGATTGCTGACTCTGGATCACAGTCCCGAAACACTAGGAAAAACTTATGAATGATACATTAGTATATGAACAATACCGATCAGTTAGTGAAATTAACGATGCAATGATCCGAGTGTACAACAACATGGCATTGGCAGTAGTCAATTCCATGCTTGTTAGTTATGTAATTAGTTCAAGTCCTGCACTCATGGCCTTTCTATTTACAGGACTGATGAAATGGATTGTTATATTTGCACCAATTGTTGCGGTTTTTGTTGTGGGTTACTTTATCGATAAAGTTAGCAAATCTGGTG